GGTGATGTGGTGACAATGGGTGAGGCCAGCGTCGAGGACATCGGACGGTGTGTCCATTTCAAGTATACTGTGACGGCCAAACATAAGCACGTGTTCACGGTCAAACGGAACAACCGCCGCGGGCACGAGATTGTTGTGAGCGTCGCATATCAGAAGTACATGACAGAGGGCGAGAACACGATCGTCCGGACATATCCACGGTAGGAGGGGGGGAAATGATGAATATTAGCGAAGAGGACAAGTCCAGCTTGTTAAAGAGCATCCGGAAAGCATGCGACACGTATAAGAACTACGCGAACCAGCGAAAAATTGAGCTTGAGTTGTTAGGAGTCGATTCCGGAAACAAGAGCAATCAGCAGTGGTTTGACAACCTCGTGAGAGAGAACGGGGTTACAATCCCGAAGAGGCCTTATACTAAGCACACAGAGCTGGAGCAGGCAGTACCGGAGCAGGCAGTACCAGAGCCGGAGCAGGTGGTACTGGAACAGGAGCAGGAAGTACCAGGGCAGGAGCAGGAAGAGCCGGAACTTGTTGGAGTCTCGATCGAGCCCTTGTCTGAGAGCGGCCCCCTGCCGGACGTGCCGGCGGAAGCTCCGGAGGCCACAGCAGAGCAGCTTTTAGTGCTGGACAGGGCGCTGGTGCAGGCTGCCTACAGGATGCAGAGTGAGACCTACCAGTTCCAGCTTGACGAGACTGAGAAGCGGATCACGCAGCTGAAGGAGGAAGTTGAAAAGCTGTGGACGGAGGTGGATCAGTATCGCGAGCGCATTGAGGAATGCGATCGGCTGATCGCCGAGATCGAACAGGCGGAGACTGTAGCCCTGAGATAGCCTGTCTCAGAAGGGAGATTGTTTAGTGAGAGCAAAAGAGTATTTGAAACAGCTAGAAACACTTGACGTGAAGATTGGCCAGAAGATGCAGCAGGCGCAGGAGCTGAGACTGATCGCCACGTCGGGTGGCGGGGGGATCGACTATTCTAAGGACCGGGTTAAAACCTCCCCTTCGGGTGACACCTTGTCGGACGCGGTGATCAGATATGCAGCCCTTGAGGAGGCCATTGACCGGGATATCGACCAGTTCGTTGATACAAAAAACCTGATCATCAACCAGATACAGGGACTGAGTAACCCCGACTATATGCGGCTGCTGTACAAGCGGTACGTGGAGTTCAAGCACTTGGATGAGATCGCCAGTGAACTGGGATACGCGTATCCGTACACGCGCCAGCTTCACGGGTATGCGCTGGCCGAATTCGAGAGAACCTACCCGAATATTTTTTCAAGTGTGACATGATGGCGTGAAAAAATTGAAAGATGATACACAATGATACATTCACATGTGCTATGATAGTACCGTGGAACCCGCGGAATTTGAAAAAAAAAAATCAAAGTTCGTACACAATCTTACATTCACATGTGCTACAATAGTACCGTGAAAATCTCTCAGGAAGGATGCTACAAGCTCCTGCCTTCCTGAGGGATTTTTTCACCCAGAAGAAAGAAGGTGATACTCTTGCCCAGGGCAAAGAACGCGAAAGCAGAGACAGCCCTGAACTTATACCGGCAGGGCGTAGCACTGATAGACATTGCACGACAGCTTGACGTTCCGGAGGGAACTGTCAGACGCTGGAAGAGCAGCTATGGGTGGACAAAGGATAAAGCGAACGTTCGCAACGATAGCGAACGTTCGGAAAAAATCAAAGCGAACGTTCGCAACGACATCGCGTCCGTGGCAGCGAACGAGGACCTGACGGAAAAGCAGAAACGGTTTTGTTTATTTTACGTCCGGTCTTTTAACGCAACAAAGGCATACATGAAGGCGTATTACTGCGATTATGCGACTGCAGCCACGAACGGCTGCCGCCTGCTTGAAAAGGCTAAAATACGCGAGGAGATAAACCGGCTGAAGGAAAACCGCTTCCAGAGGGAGCTTCTTTCAGAGGCCGACATCTTCCAGAAATACCTGGATATTGCCTTTGCCGACATGACGGACTTTGTGACGTTCGACGGGGAGAGCAACAGCGTAGGTCTGAAGGATGGCAGTGAGATTGACGGGACCCTGATAAGCGAAGTGAGAAGCGGAAAACAGGGTACAACGATCAAACTGGCTGACCGTATGAGAGCGCTGGACTGGCTCACGGAGCACATGGATATCGCCACGGAGGAGCAGCGGGCCCGGATTGCTGCCCTAAAGGCGAGGTCTGCAGCTGCGGATCCGGAGGACGTTGACACGTCCTACGTGGATGCGCTGAGAGAGCTGGCCAGGAAGGTATGGGATGAACAGGAAGGCTAGGCCTTTTAAATTCATTCCGCCCTCCAGGAAGCAGCTGATGGTGCAGACCTGGTGGCTGGCGGACAAAGTCCGGGAACATGATGGCATCATCGCAGACGGTGCCATCCGATCAGGCAAGACCATGTGCATGTCCATGGCCTATGTGACCTGGTCCATGGAGGAGTTTGACGGCGAGAATTTCATCATTGCCGGCAAGACTGTGGGGTCCTGCCGAAGAAATGTGATCACGCCGCTCAAACGTATGCTAAAAACCCTGGGGTATGTAGTTGAGGACCACCGGTCCGAAAACTACCTGACCATCAGGAAAAACGGCAAAGAAAACTACTACTACGTCTTCGGCGGCAAGGACGAAGCATCCCAGGACCTGGTGCAGGGCATCACGGCGGCGGGGTGCTTTTTTGACGAAGTGGCGCTGATGCCGGAGAGCTTTGTGAACCAGGCGACCGGACGTTGTTCGGTTGATGGCTCAAAGTTCTGGTTCAACTGCAACCCTGCAGGTCCTTATCACTGGTTCAAGCTGACATGGCTGGACAAGGCAGAGGAGAAGAACCTGCTGCACATCCATTTCACGATGGATGATAACCCGTCCCTGTCGGAGCGCATCAAAGCGCGGTACCGAGGGATGTACAGTGGTGTTTTCTTTAAGCGTTACATTTTGGGCTTGTGGGTCATGGCTGAAGGATTGATCTATGACATGTTCAATCCGGAAAAGCACGTGGTAGCCCCGGAGGCAATACCGCCGATCCTTCCCAACAGCTACCATGTGTCCTGCGACTATGGTACGCAGAACGCCACGGTGTTCCACCTGTGGGGCAAGGGAAACGATGGCGTGTGGTACTGCCTCAGGGAGTACTACTACTCAGGCCGTGACACAGAGCTGCAGAAAACGGATGCCGAGTATGCGGACGATCTTACAGACATGCTCCGGGGGATAAAGCCCCAGAAGGTTGTCGTGGATCCGTCGGCGGCGTCCTTTATAGCAGAGTTGAAAAAACGTGGATTCCGGGTCAAGAAGGCGTCAAATGACGTGCTTGACGGGATCCGCTTTTTTGCGTCCCTGCTTGCGAACAATTCCGTCAGGTTTTGTTCAGACTGCCGGATGACCCTTCAGGAGTTTGCATCCTATGTGTGGGATGCAAAGGCAGCAGAGCGGGGAGAAGATAAACCGGTCAAGGTGTTCGATCATGCGATGGACTCCGTCCGGTATTTTGGATATACGATCATCAGGAGACCGACAGGCGTCTCCGTCATGAAGAAGTAGGTGGGCTATGGAACTAGAGAACGTGAAAAAGGTTATCAACAACTATGCAGATGTCCACGCGAGATACCTGCAGTCGGCCATGACCGCAGAGCGGTACTACAAAAACCAGACGGACATCCTTTTTGAGCCGGAAAAGGCCAAGAAGTCCGCGGAAAAGGACAAGGACGGTGAGCTGGTGTCACGGGATATCGTGTCCCCCATGCGAAACGCCGACAACCGGATCCCGTTTAACTTCCACGGCCTGCTGGTGAACCAGAAGGCGTCCTACATGTTCACGGCTCCGCCACTCTTTGACATCGGCACCGATGAGGCCAACAAGAGGCTCACGGCATTTCTGGGCGACAAATACCCGAAGGTCTGCAAAGACCTGTGCGTGGAGGCATCCAACAAGCGCGTGGGATGGCTGCATGTGTGGAAGTCCGCAGAGGACGGGCTGATCCACTACGCCGTGGTGCCGTCGGAGCAGATACAGCCGATCTGGTCCCGGTCACTTGACCGGAAGCTGCTGGGCGTGCTGAGGATCTACCACGACATTGACGATGATGGTGAAGAATTTGACGTCTACGAGCTGTGGAACGACAGGGAGTGCTCCACCTATCAGGTGCCCGCAGGGCGCACCGTTGCGGACGGACTGCTGCCATACAACAACTTTACGCTGGTAGAGGCGGGGCAGAGCGTTGAAACAAACGTGTACGCCCACGGAATGGGGGAAGTGCCCTTTTTCGCGTTTGACAACAACAACATTCACACGGATGACCTGCAGAACATTAAGCCACTGATCGATGTATACTGCAAAGTGTTCAGCGGCTTTGTGAACGACCTGGAGGACATCCAGGAAGTCATCTTCGTGCTGACCAACTACGGCGGTGCCGATCTGAACGAGTTTCTGTCCGACCTGAAGTACTACAAGACAATCAAAGTGGAGAATGACGGAAACGGCGACAGCTCCGGCGTGTCCACGCTGACTGTTGACCTGCCCGTGGAGGCGAGGGAGAAACTGCTGAGCATCACCCGGAAATGTATCTTTGAGCAGGGCATGGGCATTGACCCGGATCCGCAGAATTTTGGCAACAGCTCCGGCGTGGCGCTGCAGTTCCTTTACTCCCTGCTGGAGCTAAAATCCGGACTGATGGAGACAGAATTCCGGCCATCCTTCGGCCGGTTCATCCGTTGCGTCTGCCGTGTTATGGGCATCAAGATCAAGGATGACGCGGTGCTCCAGACATGGACAAGGACAAAGGTGCAGAACGATCAGGAGCTGGCGCAGATCGCCCAGCAGTCCTCCGGCATCATCAGCGAGGAGACCATCGTGCGGAATCATCCGTGGGTGGACAACGTCCAGGATGAGCTTGACAAGCTGGCGGAGGAAAAGGCTGCCAGCATGGAGGAGTTCCAGCAGAGCTATGATCCGTTTGGTAACCAGTCCAAGAAGCAGAACCCCGACGACAAGGACGGCACCGAAGACAAGGACGGCAAAGATGGCGAGGATAAAGCATGAAATCATCCGATTACTGGCAGGGGCGCTTTAACCAGATAGAGCAGTCGCAGCATGATCGGGGCGTGGCTGCACAGGCTGAGATTGCCAGGCAGTACCAGCAAGCCCAGAAATCCATTGAGGCAAAAATCTCAGTGTGGTACCAGCGGTTTGCCAAGAACAATGGTATCACGCTGCAGGAGGCCAAGCAGTGGCTGAATGCGAAGGAACTGGCAGAGTTTAAGTGGGACGTTGACGAATACATCAAACACGGACAGGAGAACGCCATCACCGGCGAATGGATGAAGGAGCTGGAGAACGCGTCCGCGAAGTACCATATCAGCAGGCTGGACGCTTTGAAACTGCAGTGCCAGCAGGACATGGAGGTGCTTTTCGGGAACCAGCTGGACACGCTGGATGAGACTATGCGGGATGTGTACAAGGCCGGATACTACCACACGGCTTTCGAGGTACAAAAGGGCGTCGGTGTCGGCTGGAGCTTTTCCGTGCTGGACGACAAGACGATAGACAAGGTTATCAACCGCCCGTGGGCATCTGACGGCAGCAACTTCTCAGACCGCGTGTGGGCCAACAAAGACAAGCTGGTGACGCAGCTCAACACGACCTTAACGCAGAGCATCATCACTGGGCAGGATCCGCAGAAGGCAATCAACACGATCTCCAAGCAGCTGGACGTTTCAAAGAACGTCGCAGGCCGTATGGTGATGACTGAACAGGCATACTTCTCCTCTGAGGCTCAAAAGGACTGTTTCAAGGAGCTGGATGTGGATCAGTACGAGATCGTTGCGACACTGGACTCCGTCACGTCTGATCTGTGCCGATCCATGGACGGCCGGGTGTTTAACATGTCCGAGTGGGAGGTGGGCGTTACAGCGCCACCATTCCACCCGTGGTGCCGGACTACGACGGTGCCATATTTTGATGACGAGTTCGATGTCGGCGAACGTGTGGCAAGGGACGAAAATGGGAAGACCTATACCGTCCCGGCGAACATGAAATACAAGGACTGGGAAAAATCTTTCGTTGATGGTGACACGTCGGGCTTGAAAGAGGCTGCGCCGGGTGATACAATAAAAGCAAAAGGGCAGACGTTTGAAGCGGTTGAGGACACGCAGGCATTTGCAGAAATGCAGTCTTACATGAAAGATAATTATGGCATAGCGGTTGATGACTCAGTTGGCGCGCTGAATTTCCAATCTGTCAGAGAGGGCGTTCAGGGAATCGAATACGTGATGAGAGAATTTCCGCAGGCGCAGGCGTCTTTTAAAACCATCGCCACAGATAAAAGGGGCTTGATGTGTGCAGGATATGGTGGCGGGATTAGCTTTAACCCTGAATATTACAAGACGAGAGAAGACGCGCTATTGAGTCACGGCATCGGTGAGGGTGCGGTGCAGACCGGATTGCATCCAAAGGGGAATAACTGTTTCGGTTCGGGAGCACATGAGGCTGGCCACATCCTCGAAAAAGCGCTGATCGATAAAGACGGCGGTGAATCAGCTATCGGCGTACTAAGTTGGAGCGATTGCACATATGCGAAGGCAATAGTTAGCGACGCCTGCAAGGCAGCGAAAAAATTACCCGAGTGCAAGGGCATGACGATTCCTCAATTAAGAGGCGCTATCTCAAACTACGCGAGGGATTATGACGAGAGTGAGTGTTTAGCTGAAGCGGTGTGTGATTATTCGCTGAATGGTGAAGATGCCGCAGTGCTTTCAAAAATTATATGGGGAATGTTGAAAAAGGAGCTAGGATGATATCAGAACTGGAAGCAGCAAAATTTTGGAAATATCTTGAATTTTACCCATTTGAAGATGACCCTGATTATGATGGCATCCACAGTGGTGGAATCAAGGGAATAAGGGATGACGCACCCGATGATGCCAAGAGTGCATTTTTAAAATTCCAAGAGGAACTAGAGGACGCTAGAAAAAAAGGGATTAAACTGTGACGAGATTTTCGACCAAAACTGAGGGAGGTAACCCGTGGCAAAAGATGACTATTTTGTATTTGTCTACAGAGTGCTGGCGTATCTTTATGACTGCCTTAAGGGAGAGAGAACGCTGGATTTTGACTATCTGAGACCGCTCACGAAGGATTTTCCGATTGAGGAGGAATACTTCGACTATATCATCGAAAATCTGTACAAGGACGGATATGTGGAGGGTGTTGTGCTTGTCCCGATACTGGGAGTAGCGCAAAGCAAGATAAAATATACGGCGTCACTGCGGATAACCCCGAAGGGTATTGAGTACCTGATAGACAATTCCATGATGGCAAAAGCAAAGGAATTTCTCAAAACATTAAAGGAGACGATTCCGGGCTTATAGGCATCGTCAAATAGACGGTGCTTTTTTAGCAAAAAAAACGGAGGTGCGTGATGAAAAAGAAACTAATCAGGGGTGTAACACTCGAGAATGGAACGCTCTACGGGACAGTTGAGAACCGGAGGCTTCCACTTGCTGGGTGTGATCCGGTGGTGGAGATATACGAACACACCAGCACAGTGCCGGTGCTTGGAACAGGCTACAAGACGAAAGCGTTTCGCGTCCGGCTGATCATATGCAAGAACGTGGAGCCGACAAGGGATATCACGCCAGAGTACCTGCAGCGGGTTACACAGTACGACCTGAAAGCGGAGATACAGCGCGAGGATGGGATATTTCAAGACTGCATTTTCAGCAACATTGCATTGAACGAAGTAAGTGAGAAAATGTGGGTGTTTGAGATGGAGGCCGTCCCGGAGGAGCTCAAAACGATACTAAAATTGTAGCTCAAAAATACGAATATTGTTTGATGATTAAGCACCTGCACGGGTGCTTTTTTGTTGCCCTGAACACGGCGTTAAACTGTTCGACCAACAAATACACCGCCACGTGAATAAACTGGCACAACTCAGACCGGAACACACCGGAATAACAAAGATATGAGGAGGAATGAAAAATGTTGGAATGGTTACAGACAATTTTGGAGGGTGCGACAATCACGGACGGAAAGCTGGACGTGACGGCGGTCATGAACACCGCCCGGACGGAGTTTCCCAAGTACGCTGTCCCGAAAGAGGACTTTAACGCAAAGTCGGAGAAGCTGAAAACTGCAGAGACAACGATCGAATCCCTGAAGAAGGATGCGGGTGACAATGCAGAGCTGCAGCAGAAGATCAAGACCTATGAGGATCAGATCAAAAAGCTCCAGACCGACGCAGACAACACCGCGAAAACCTACGCCCTGAAGGCAAAGCTGACAGAGGCAGGCGCCGTGGATCCGGACTACCTGATCTATAAGCAGGGCGGTCTGGAGAAGTTTACTTTTGACAAGGACGGAGCGCCTATCGGTGTTGATGATGTCCTGAAACCCCTGAAAGAGTCGTCGCCCCACCTGTTCAAAACTGCTAGCGGAACAGGTGGCTATGACCCTGCCGGCGGCTCAGGAGGAGCCGGTGGAACCAATAACCCCTGGAAGAAGGAGACCTACAATCTCACCGAACAGGGAAAGCTCCTGAGAAAAGACCCCGTGCAGGCTAAACAGCTTGCTGCAGCTGCAGGGGTGAAACTGAACATTTAAAAAATCTATGAAAGGAAGTATGAAAGATGGGAACAACCTTATCCGACGTAATCGTGCCGGAACTTTTTAATCCCTACGTGATCAACAAGACCATGGAACTGTCCGCACTGTTCCAGTCCGGTATTATCACAAACAATGCCGAATTCGACGCCCTGGCATCTGAAGCGGCGCCGATCCACAACATGCCATTCTTCGAGGATTTAAGCGGAGCCTCTGAGGACATCTTAGAGGGCAAGGACCTGACAGCAAAGAAGATCACCTCCAACAAGGACGTGTCCACTACCATCCGCAAGGCGGCTATGTGGTCCGCGACTGATCTGTCCGCTGCTCTTGCCGGAGCTGACCCGATGGCAGCTATCGGTAACCTGGTAGCAGGCTACTGGAATCGTGAGAACCAGCGTATTTTGATCAAGCTCCTCTCCGGTGTGTTTGGCTCTTACACCCCGACGGAGGGAGGCGAGAGCTTGACGCCACTGGCGGATCATATCCTGGATATTTCCGCACTGAAGGGCGACGCTGCAAAGATCTCCGCATCCGCATTCATTGACGCCTGCCAGCTCCTGGGAGATGCGCAGGGACAGCTGACTGCGGTTGCAATGCACTCTGCAACCAAGGCATACCTGAAGAAGCAGAACCTGATCACAACAGAGCGCGACAGCAACTCTGTAGAGTTTGACACTTACCAGGACAGACGTGTCATCGTGGATGATGGCTGCCCGGTTGAGGACGGTGTCTACACCACCTACCTGTTTGGGCAGGGCGCGCTGGCGTATGGCAACGGCAATCCTGTCGGTTTTGTACCGACGGAGATCGACCGTGACAAGAAGAAGGGCTCTGGTGTGGACTACCTGATCAACCGCAGAACCTTTATCATGCATCCGAGAGGAATTGCATGGCAGAACCTTGTGCGTGGGAACGTGGAGACCCCCACAGAGGCAGAGCTTGCCAACGCACAGAACTGGAAGCGGGTGTATGAACCCAAGCAGATCCGGATCGTTGCATTTAAGCACAAGATCGGCTAAAAGGGAGGTGACGGCCGTATGGTTATGACCGAAATAACAGCGATTATCAGCATGCGGCTGACGACCTTCGGGTATTCAGCCGCAGAGGCTGACCAGTCGGCACTGGACTACGTGGCGGAGCATGCCGCACAGTATGTGTGCAACTACTGCCATTTCCGGCGCTGCCCGGACGACATACCCAATTCCCTGCGATACGTCGTCGCCGACTATGCGATCGGCGAATTCCTGCAGTATAAAAAGACCTTTGCCCCATCCGATCTGGCAAACTTGAACCTGTCATACGCGGTCAAGCAGATCCAGACCGGCGACACCACGACGGTGTTTGCAACAGGGGACGGATCCCAGACGGATGAGCAGAGGCTGGACAGCTTTATCACCTACCTCATGACCTACGGAAAGAGTGAAATGTACTCTGTCAGGAGGCCACTATGGTGAGTGATGCGATCCTGTCCGCGCGCACGGCAGCGCGGTCCATGTTTTCAAAGCTGCATTATGACGGGCTAGCTACGATCACCGAATGGACGAAAGTCAGGGATCCGGACACGGGACTGATAAAGGAGAACGAGGTCACCCTTGTGGAGAGCCAGCCATGCCATCTGTCCCTGGAGGCATCCCCCGCCGGTAGTCAGTCGGCATCAGCTGCAGCCATCACACAGAGCGCCAAGCTGTTTATTGATCCGGGACTGATGATCAAGCCCGGGTCTAAGGTGACGGTCACACAGGCAGGCGTCACCGCCGTGTACACCCACAGCGGCAAGGCTGCCATCTATGACACACATCAGGAGATCACGCTGGAGCTCTCAGAGAGGTATGCATAATGGGCAAGATTAAGGTGAATACACGCGAGCTGAAGGAGTTTGAGAGAAAGCTGAAATCACTGCAGAACCCGGACGCCTTCGCACAGGCGTGTGCTAAAGAGCTGGCGGCGCGTTTACTGCGCAAGGTTATCAAAAGGACACCCGTCGGTCAATATCCGGCGGAAACCGGGAAGAAGGGCGGCACCCTAAGGCGCGGGTGGACTAACGGAAAGAGTTCGTCTGCTGCGGCCTATGCGGATTCTTTAAAGGTGCAGCATGTAGGGAATAACTATGTTGTGGAGATCATCAACCCTGTTGAGTACGCATCCTATGTGGAGTTTGGCCACAGGACGCGTAATCACAAGGGCTGGGTTCCCGGACAGTTCATGATGACCATCTCCGAGCAGGAGCTGCAGGAGATCGCGCCGAAGGTGCTCGAAAAGAAAATCCAGAAGTACATGGAGGGGCTGACGAAATGAACAATGAGGTCATTCTGGCGGTTGTCAAGGCGCTAAACGAGGAATTTAACGCCGACGACAAATATGAAATCTATAGTGAGGAAATCAAGCAGGATCTGAAGGAACCTGCTTTTTTCATCCAGCTTTTGAACCCCTCCGTGAGAGGATACCTTGGAAAAAGGTATCAGAACCAGCTCCACATTCTGATCCAGTACTTCCCGGAATCTGCTACTGCCTATCAGGCAGAATGTGTGGACATCGGGGAGCGGCTGCAGTGGCTGCTGGAGTGGATCACCTGCGCCGGTGACGACGCGCCGATCCAGGGAACAAATATGCATCATGAGATTACCGACGGCGTCCTAAACTTCTTTGTGGACTACAAATTCACGATCCGCAAAGTGGAGGATGAGACGCCCATGGAGTCTTATACATTAAATCAAACCGAAAAGAAAGGAGTCTAACATGGCGACAAAAAAGGTAACTGAGACGAGCGAAAATGAAGCCGTCGTAGTTGAAACTGTGGAAGAGCCTGTTTTTGACAAGAAGCAGCTGACCAGCTGTACGAGGTACTCCCATCGGAGAGACCTGGTCAACGCGCTCCTGGAAGATGGAAAGACCTACACCATCACCCAGGTTGATCAGATGATCAGCGACTTCGACAATGGCGACTTCACGGAGAACAAGGAAAGGAAAGGTGAGTAACAATGGCATTAGGTGGCGGTTCTTTTATCAGCCAGAATAAGGTCTTGCCCGGCGCATACATCAATTTTGTGTCGGTGGCAAGCGCTTCCTCCACCCTGTCTGACAGGGGCGTGGTGACCATGCCCTTAGAGCTGGACTGGGGCCCGGAGGGAGAGATCTTCGAGGTCAGTGTATCTGACTTCCAGAAGAACAGCATGAAGTTTTTCGGTTATCCGTATGCGGATGATCATTTGAAGGGACTTCGTGACCTGTTCCTGAATGCTAGCACGCTTTATGCGTACAAGCTGAATTCCGGAGGCGAGAAGGCCTCCTGTACCTTTGCAACAGCAAAGTATCCCGGTACCCGTGGCAACGCGCTGAAGATCGTCATCCAGGCAAACGTGGATGACCCGAAACAGTTCGACTGCTACACGTACCTCGACACCACGGCGGTGGATCTTCAGACCGTGTCCGCTGCATCTGACTTAGTGGACAACGACTACGTGACGTTCAAGAAGGATGCGACCCTGTTGGTGACAGCCTCCACGCCTTTAACCGGCGGCTCGACTGGAAGCGTAAGCGGTACAGCTTACCAGGACTATCTGGACAAGATCGAGGCATATCGTTTCAACGCCATGGGAATCGTCAGCACGGAGGCCACTATTAAGGGCTTGGCTGCGTCTTTTGTAAAGCGTATGCGTGACGACATCGGCGTGAAGTTCCAGCTGGTGCTGTATGACTACAGCTCCGCCGATTACATGGGCGTGATCAGTGTAAAGAACAAGTCCATCGGTAGCACTTCCGCGGCCGATCTTGTTTACTGGGTAACCGGCGCACAGGCAGGATGTGCGGTCAACAAGTCTCTGCAGAACAATGCATATGACGGTGAGTATACCGTAGACGTAGACTATAACCAGTCTGAGCTTACTGCAGCGATTTTAGCTGGGGAGTTCACTTTCCACAACGTGAACGGTACCGTCCGCGTGTTGGAAGATATCAACACGAAGGTGTCCACATCCGACACAGAGGGCGAGATCTTCAAGGACAATCAGACGGTCCGCGTCATCGACCAGATCGGAAATGACATCGCCGTACTTTTTGCAACAAAGTACCTGGGCGCCGTTCCCAATGACGAGGCCGGCCGGATCTCTTTGTGGTCTGACATCGTCAAGAACCATCAGGAGCTGCTGGACTCCAGAGCTATCGAGGACTTTGAGGACTCCGACGTGGTGGTGGAAGCCGGGGATTCCAAGAAGGCCGTAACAATCCAGGACGCCGTGACTGTAGTGAATGCCATGGGCAAGCTCTACATGACCACGGTGGTGTCCTAAGGAAGGAGGTATATAAGACATGGCAAGTAAGAGCAAAAGCAACAATATCGTCGTAAAGGCAAAGGACGCCATCTCCGCGCGGCTCGCGGAATGTTACGTCACCATCAGCGGAAAGCGCTACAACTTTATGCAGATGATCGACGTTGAGTTCAAGGTTGACAAGTCCAAGGGTACTGTTCCCAGACTGGGGGCGGTGATGGCGGGCCATAAGTCCTACGGCATGGAGGGTACTTTCAGTGGCACCATGCACTACAATACATCTGTAATGCGTAAGCTGCTGTCAACCTTCAAGGACACCGGCGCTGACGTCTATTTCGAGATCCAGGTCACCAACAATGACCCCGCATCCGACGCAAAGCGCCAGACCGTGATCTTCTACGACTGCCTGACTGACGGCGGTGTGCTGGCCAAGTTCGACGCGGATCCGGACGGCGAGTATCTGGATGAGTCCATTGAGGGCACATTCGATAACTTCAGCATCCCGGAGACCTTTACGAACCTGACCGGGTTTTTAACCAACTAATCACAGCACCATAGCCCCTCTAGCTGGCCCGCAGGGGCCCGCTCAGAGGGGTTTTGTGAATAAGCGAATAACAGAAAGGATAGAAAGAAAATGTCAAAATTCAGTCGTTTTATGAAGTCCAATAAGGTGGAAAAAGAAAACGGGTTCTACGCACCGACCACATCCCTGACAGATGAGAATGGAAAGCCACTCGAGTGGGAGTTTAAGCATATCACGTCAAAGCAGAATGAGCTGATCAGAGAAGATTGTACCATCGACGTGCAGGTGACGGGCAAGCCGAACGTGTTCCGTCCGAAGCTGAATTCCACGAAGTATCTTGTGAAGCTGATCGTGGCATCCACCGTGTCCCCCGAGCTGTACGACGCGGAGCTGCAGGACTCCTATGATGTGACAACACCGGAGGATCTGGTATATGCCATGGTGGACGACGCGGGCGAGTATCAGGATCTGTGCGTGTGGCTGCAGAAGTTCCAGGGCTTTACAAAGAGCCTGGAGGAGAAGGTTGACGAAGCAAAAAACTGATAAACGAGGGGGACGCGGAATCGAACTATGCATACTACTGTCTGCATAAGCTGCACATTCTGCCCTCGCAGTTTTTAGCAATGGATGAACCCGAAAAGGCTTTTGTGATCGCTGCTATCGACATCAAAGCGGAGAATGACCGGAAGAAGCAGCGCGAGATCGAGAGAAAATCAAAGAGACGAGGAAAGTGATTATGTCAAGTATTAAGACCGGCATCGAGCTTCAGGACGGGTTTACCCCGGTACTGGAAAATATCATATCGACCACCAGCGAAGCAATTTCTGAGATGGAACAGATGCAGCAGGCTATGAGTGCTGGCGTTGACACTTCCGCGGTTACTGACGCAGCGAATGACATCAACGAGGCCGCACAAGCGGCGAAGGAGCTGTCTGAGGCGCTGCAGGGTATTTCTGCCCCCGTCATCAACACGGATGCCGTAGTAGCACCCGCAAGGGTTGAAGTCCCCGAGACACGGGAAACTCCCACCCCGTTGCTGGCCAATCCTCCCCCCGTGGAAACCCCGCAGATCGCTGCTGAGCCTGTCACCGTGCCAGTGACTGCTGAGATTGTGGAGCAGCCGGAGGTCAATGTGCCGGAGGAGGTTATTGTACCCGTCACTCCGGTTGTGACAGAACAGCCTGAGGTTGAGACACCGGAGCCCCTTACGGTACCGGTAACCGCAGAGGTAGAGGAGCAGCCCGTGGTGGATGTTCCGGACGGCATTGACGTTCCCGTGACCGCCGAGGTCACACAACAGCCCGTGGTGGATGTTCCTGATAGCATAGAGGTACCCATCACTCCAGAGGTGACACAGCAGCCGACTATCGACGTGCCGGATGAGATCAGTGTGCCGGTGGATCCGGTTGTAACAGGACAGCCGGAGATTGATGTACCGGATGAGATTACGGTACCGGTGATCCCGGAGGTGACACAGCAGCCGGAGATTAAGACACCAGATGAGATAGACGTTCCGGTGATCCCGGAGGTGACACAGCAGCCGATCATCAGCGTACCGGATGAGATAGTGGTACCCGTGGATCCAGTCGTAACAGGACAGCCGGAAATTGAGACGCCGAAAGAGATTGAGGTACCTGTTAATCCAGAGGTGACACAGCAGCCGACCATTGACACCCCGGATGAGATTACTGTACCGGTAAACCCGGAGGTGACGGGGCAGCCTGTTATCAGCGCCCCAAAAGAGATCGACGTGCCGGTAACGCCGGAAGTCACGCAGCAGCCCGAGATTGATGTCCCTGACAGCATCACGGTGCCTGTGGATCCAGTCGTCACAGAGCAGCCGACTATCAACGTGCCCGATGAGGTAGAGGTGTCCGTGGATCCGGTTGTCACCAGACAGCCCGTCATTGACGTACCGAGTGAGATCGATGTGCCGATTACCCCGGAAGTCACACAGCAGCCGATCATCAATACTCCGGATGAGATTACTGTACCAGTAAACCCGGAGGTGACAGAACAGCCCGTCATTGACGTACCGGACAGCATAGACGTCTCCATCAATCCGGTGGTGACAGAGCAGCCTAAGATCGATATCCCGGAGCCTGACACGGCGGGGATGGATCAGTATCAGAGTCTCATCAACCTTGCGGCGGATGCGCTGCAGAGGGTAGTGGATATACAGGAGCGGATCAACGCACAGAGCGAGTCAATGGGTGTACTGCCGGCTGATCTGCAGGCAAAGATCGCAGAGGTCAACTCTGGAATCCGTCAGATGCAGATGGAAATGAACCTTATCCAGCAGAACCCCTTTGACTTGGGTACGGACGCTGTAAAGGCCCAGATCGTCAGTCTGAACGACTCCATCACCAGAACCCTGCAGAGCCAGCAGGAGCTTGATGCAGCGCTCCAGTCCATGTCATCCTCCGCGCATCCTGTTGACATCGATATTGAGCCCAGCGTTCCGGAGCCCCTTGTGGAGCCCGAACAGCCTCCGGTTGTTGTGCCGGTGGAGTGGCAGGGTGACTTTGAGGTGTTCACCTCCTCCGGAGTGGAACGCTTCCAGCAGGAAGTTCAGGGCGCGAACGCTGCTCTTGAAACACTAAACCAGACACAGCAACGGATCGCTCAGGCCGCTTCCGGGATGGATGTGCTCCCCGACAATGCGCAAAGAGACATTGCAAGCCTCAGCCAGCGCCTGCAGGAAGTCACACAGCGCGTGCAGACGATCTCTAACAACCCTGTCAACATGGGCACAGACCTCGCCAATGCCGGACTGGAACAGATCCGGTCACAGCTGGATCAGGCCATCAGCGCCCAGGAAGAGCTAAACGCTGCCATCGACAGCGCGGATCCCAGCCGGATCAACTCCGCATATCTGCAGCTGTCCCAGACGGTGCGGTCTACAGAGACCTACATCAGGGATAACACGACAGAGCAGGGCGAGTTTAATGCGGCGATCCAGGAGAGCACCGACAGCGCGGAAAGCCTAAAGCGTATGATCGCCGGCGCAGTAGCCGGGTTTACAGGTATCGCGGGCATCCGCAAGGCCTTCAGTTTCATGGAGGACTGCACAGAGGCATTCAACACCCAACTGAATGCCGAAAACCAGTTGATGACCGTCCTGGGCAACATGCTGGACGAGGACTACGTGGCAAGTTTTGAGCTGGACACCTCCGCGGATGTATCCGGTGCAGTGAGTGACATCGCTGCCATCCAGGACTCCGTGAGTGAGGTTGAGGTTCCCGTGAGCGTGAGCGCGAAAACGCAGGCTATCATGGCTGAGTTTGACAAGATCAGCGAAAAAGCCTCCGAGATCCAGAGTGAGGGCATCTACGGCGACGAGGCTATGATCGCGGCGGGCGCGGAGTTTGCAACCTACTTCAGCGACACAGACGCGATCACTACCATGATGGATACTCTGTCTAACTACGCCATGGGTATGTCCGGTGGTGGTGAGATTGACAGCACTGCCATGGTGGACTATGCGACCGGTCTTGGAAAGATCATGACCGGCTCCTATGACGCGATGACAAAAAAGGGCTTTGAGTTTTCCGATGCCCAGAAGGATGTCATCGATGGCGTTGCGACACAGGAGGAGCTGGTGGCAGTCCTGGGAGAAAACTATCAGGACCTGTCTGATGACATGCAGGCGGCGACCGTAATCTCCCAGGTGATCAACGAGTCGTGGGGCAGTCTCTACGAAACCATGTCCGACACCCCGGAGGGCCAGATCATCCAGCTGAAAAATGCATGGGGCGACATGGGGGAAACCGTCGGACGCGACCTGTACCCCTACATAATTTTGTTCATCCAGGCCATTGAGAATAACTGGGGCACGATCTGCTCACTTGTGGACGGGCTTACCTGGGCGCTGCAGATGACACTGGGCTTCCTGAGCCTTCTGGTGGACGCTGCCGGCGATTTTGCGCGGGCGGTAGCAGACAACTGGGGCTGGATATCTCCGATCATCTACGGCGTTGTCACAGCTTTGGGTGTGTACTACGCTGCACAGTTTGCTGCAAATGTTATCAACCTGGTATCAAAGGGCATCCATATCGCGATGGCGGGGGCGCAGCTGCTCCACGCTGCAGCGACTGGCACTCTGACCGCTGCTACGGCGGCAGATATTGCAGCCCAGAACGGGTTGAATGCGTCCATGGCAGCGTCCCCCATCACGTGGATTATCATCATGATCATCGCCCTGATCGCGATTCTGGTGGCTTTGAGCAGCTGGATCGCAGATGTTACTGGCTTAGCAAATTCCGGAATAGGGATCATCGTGGGCGCCCTGTCGGTGGCGGTGGCCTTCATCGGAAACATTTTCGTGGCTCTGATCAATGCGATCATCGATATTTTTGTGGTGCTGTGGAACTTCATAGCATCGTTTGCAAACTTCTTCGGGAACGTCTTCACCGACCCCGTAAATTCCATTGGGCGGTTGTTCTTTGACCTTGTGGATTCGATCCTGTCCCTGTTGCAGACACTGGCGAGCGTGATCGATACCCTGTTTGGTAGTGACCTCTCATCAGCAGTACAGGGTTGGAGAGACGACCTGAGTTCGTGGGTGGACGAGACCTACGGCCAGGGGGACGAAATCATGGAGAAACTTGACAGCCGGGAGCTCCACGTGGATAGCTTTGACTACGGCGCGGCTTGGGAGGCGGGTGTAGAACTTGGGGACAGCATCTCCGAGGGTATATCCTCCGTGATGGATGGCTTCCTCGACCCGTCCAGTCTGTTTGATGCGGTAGAGCTGCCGACGGCAGAGGACTACGCGTGGTCAATCGGGGACAGCCTGGTGGACACCGGAGTGGCCGGAGACATCGGGGATATCTCCGCCGACACCGGGGACATTGCCGATTCCATGGAGATCACCTCCGAGGATCTGAAGTATCTGCGGGATATCGCAGAACAGGAGGCTATCAACAGATACACAACGGCCGAAATCCGCATCGAGCAGACCAACAACAACAACATCAACTCCGACATGGATCTTGATGGCGTGGTGGATGGGCTGACCTCAGCCGTGAACCAGGCCGTGGATGAAATCATAGAGGGGGCACCGTAATGGCGTATTTGTTTTATTTAAGTAAGTGCTTGCTGCCGGTCACGCCGGAAAAGCTGACCACCGAGATCAACGGCAAGAATAAGACCGTCACCCTCATCAATGAGGGTGAGGTGAACATTCTGAAAAAGCCCGGTTTGACCGACATCGAGTTCACCTGCCTGCTTCCAAGTGTGAAGTACCCTTTTGGGATCTATAAAAACGGGTTCCAAAAGGCTTCTTACTTCCTCAACTATTTTGAAAAATTGAAAACCTCAAAGAAACCCTTCCAGTTCATCGTCACGAGGAAGTTTCCGAACGGCAAGAGCATCTATGACACAAACATGAAGGTGTCACTGGAGGAGTACAAGATCGAGGAGAGCGCGGACGAGGGCTTTGACTGCAAGGTGACCATCTCCCTGAAACAATGGAGAGACTACGGCACAAAGACCGTGAAGGTCAGTGCCGCAAAGAAAAAGGTGTCGGCTACATCGTCCAGATCATCGGAGACAGCGCCGACGACCTCCACGAACCAAAAGTACACCGTTGTAAAAGGCGACTGCCTGTATGCGATCGCACGGAAGTTTTACGGGAACGGTGCAAAATACACGGTGATTTACAATGCAAACAAGTCGGTGATAGGCGGGGACCCCAGTCTGATCTACGCGGGACAGGTCCTCACAATACCAGCTTCATAGGAGGTGCCGGATGAATGTTGAACTGCTGATCACGGACGAATCAGGAAAAAAGGTCTTTCAGCCGGCAGTCCAGGAAGGCATCGAGTGGACCACGAACAGATCCGGATCTCCGGGAAAGCTGACTTTTAAGGTTTTAAGGGACAGCACACTGGATTTTTCTGAAGGCTCTGCCGTCCGGTTGAAGGTAGATGGGACATCCATCTTCTACGGCTTTGTGTTCACGCAGTCCAGCCAGAAAGACGGGATCATCACGGTGACGGCCTACGACCAGCTCCGGTACCTAAAGAACAAGGACACAAAGTTGTATGAGGGGAAAACCGCAACGCAGTTTATTAGGATGCTGGCGGCGGACTACTCCTTGAACCTGGGAACCTTGGAAAACACCGGGTACATCATCCCCTCCAGAGTAGAGGAGAACACCACACTGTTTGACATGATCACGAACGCACTGGATCTGACGCTCACCAACACAGGGAAGCTGTTCGTACTGTACGACGACTTCGGGAAACTGGCGCTGAAATCCATCGAGAATATGAAGGTGGGCTCTGGTGGGCTGTACCTGATGATCGATTCGGAAACAGGCGAGAACTACGACTACAAGTCGTCAATCGACAGTGACACCTACAACAAGGTCAAATTGACTTATGACAATGACGAAACCGGAACAAGGGACGTGTACATCTCGCAGGACAGCAGCAACATCAACCGGTGGGGCATCCTGCAGTACTTCGACACCCTGGATGAGGGAGAGAACGGGAAGGCAAAGGCGGACGCCCTGCTGAGCCTTTACAACAAAAAGACCCGGAATCTGAAGATCACCAACGCATTCGGTGATAACAGAGTCCGGGCGGGCTCCATGGTGGTAGTCAGCCTCAACCTGGGAGACACGACGCTCAAAAACTTCATGCTGGTGGAGAAGTGCGTACATACCTACAAGGAGTCGGAGCACTGGATGACGCTGACACTGAGAGGAGGTGAGTTCGTTGCCTGATGCAACGGAATTAGTAAGGCTCATAAAAAAGACGGCTGTAGACGCTGTACAAGCGGCCAAGCCGGCTAATGTAATGTTTGGAAAAGTCACATCCGTGAAACCACTGAAAATCATGGTGGAGCAGAAATTGACCCTCGGAGCGTCCCAGCTTGTGCTGAGCCGGAACGTGACAGACTTCCAGACCACCGCCACGATTAAAGGGGAGAATACCACCATCACTGTACATAATGGCTTGGCTGTCGGTGACAAGGTGATCCTCATCAGACAGCAAGGCGGTCAAAAATTCATCGTGACGGACCGAAGTGTATGATACCCTCGACAAGTGATATCCTCACCACCGACATGGAGATGGAGGAGCAGCCAAGCAAAACCTATAAGATGGACCTCGAGGGAACGACCACCAGAGGGTACGTGGACGGGCTGGAGGCCATGAAGCAGGTGGTCTTTAAGATCCTGAACACAGAGAGGTATGCATACCCCATGTACTCATGGGACTATGGCATTGAGACGATGGACCTGTACGGGGAACCTGTCTCCTATGTCTGTCCGGAGCTGGAGCGGAGGATCGCTGAGGCACTGGTGTGGGACGACCGCATAGACGACGTGTCAGATTTTGAATTTGATCTGACCAAAAAAGGTATAGTGCAGGTCTCTTTTATTGTTCACACTACCTTCGGAGACGTGCAGGCAGAAAGGACGGTGAATTTTTGATGTATGAAGATACAACTTATGACGTGATCCTGGAGCGCATGCTGTCGAGGGTGTCTGATGCCATAGACAAGCGTGAGGGATCCGTGATCTACGACACGCACTCGCCGACCGCGATGGAGCTGCAGAACATCTACATCGCCCTGGATGCGCTGATCGCAAACGGATACGGCGACACGGCGGCAAGAGAGTTCCTGGTGCTGCTCTGCAAGGACAGGGGCATCACGCCAAAAGCCGCAAGTAATGCGGTGCTGCAGGGTGTGTTTACCCCGGCCAGTATAGGCGCGGACAAGCTGGTGGGGCAGCGTTTTAATATCGACGACCTCAACTATGTCGTACTCAGCGTCATCAACGAGGATGCTGGAACCTATCAGGTGCAGTGCGAAACAGCCGGGGAGACCGGAAACCAGCACATGGGATCTATGATCCCCATGGATTACATCCAGGGACTGGAGACAGCAACCCTGACAGGTGTGCTCATCCCCGGAGAGGATGAGGAGGATACAGAGGTACTGCGAAAGAGGTACTATGACAGCTTTGGTGAGTTTGCCTTTGGTGGAAACAGAGCCGACTACCTGAACAAGGTCCGCAGCATATCCGGCGTCGGCGGGGTAAAGCTCGACCGGGTATGGAACGGTGGCATCAAACCATCTGATCTGATACCGGGAGACGCCGTACAGGAATGGTACAGCGGTCTGACCGACCTGCCGGAGGAGGTGTCTGACTGGCTGCAGTCGGTTTATGCTGCAGCACTGGAGAAGAAGCTGGTAACCGGTGGAACCGTCCTCGTGACGATAACCAACGGCTCCGACTACGGTGAGGCCAGCAGCCAGCCCGGCGGGCTTGTGGACACGGTGCAGACTGCACTCGACCCGACAGATTCCGCAGGTGAAGGGTATGGTCTGGCACCCATCGGGCATGTCGTGACAGTGCGCAGCGCGTCGCCTGTGGCGGTGCAGATCAGCACAGACATCTCCTTTAACACGGGGTATTCCTGGTCTACGATGAAGGGAGCAATCGAAGCCGCCGTGTCGGACTATCTCCTGTCACTACGAAAAGACTGGGAGTCAAACGATTACACAGTTGTGAGAACTGCCCAGCTGGAATCCACGATCCTCGCGCTGGACGGCGTGGTGGATATCGACAACACTAAGATCAACGGCAGCGGGAGCAATCTGATCCTCACGAAGTACCAGATCCCCATCTTTGGAGGTGTCAGCGTATGAGCAGGGAAGTAGACCTCGTTTCCTATCTTCCACCGTACCTGCAGAACTATAGGGAGCAGGTGTCGGCGCTCGCTGCCGAAGATCCTGAGTTTCTGCTGGTATGGGATGCGGTGGAAGGGACTCTGTATAACCATTTTATCTGCACGGCCAACGAGTACGGCATCACCCGGTATGAGAAACTGTTGGGTATCATCCCGGATGAAGATGACAATCTGGAGTCCAGAAGATCCCGCGTGCAGGTGCAGTGGGTAAATCTCACGCCGTACACAATGCGGACGTTTATGCAAAAAATGAATGTCCTCTGTGGGGACAGCCCCTACGCGATCAGCGGCAATTTTAGGGAGACCTATGAGCTGACCGTCATCACGCATCTGGAGAATGTCGGGCAAGTGGAAGAATTGAATAACCTGTTTAACAGCATCCTGCCTCTGAATGTGGTGGTGAATTCCAAGAATGAGATCCCGGTCACCGTGAGCACAAATTCTATTTTTGGCGGCCGACCGACGACCCACGCGGACATCACGCTCACGCAGGACTGGTGTGAAACAATTAAGACCGTGCCCGCTGCAGTTTTCGCAGGTTACCCGTCCGACACGCTTCGGGCGCAGATCACCTTTTGATGGAACGGAGCAGGCGGAGGCGTAAGCCCGGTGTCACCAGCTCCGAAACATTAAGATATAAAAATCAAGAAAGGACTATAAAATGGCCGAATTTTCAAAGCTTTATTTGACAAAACGCGGGCAGGCGCTTGTGGCGAAGATCATGGCAGGCGCTGCTAACATCCAGTTCACAAAGGTCTGCACCTCTTCGCGGGTTTATGCTGAGGCATCCTTGGAGGGTCTCACGGCGCTGGAGGGCGTACAGCAGACCAACGACGTCACAAAGGTGACGATCACCAACAACACCAGCGTCCGGGTAGAGACAGCCTTTACAAACGAAAAGCTGTCCGCCGGGTACTACCTCCGGTCTTTAGGACTGTACGCGAAGGATCCCGACCTGGGCGAAATCCTTTATGCCGTGTGCGTAGAGACATCCGGACTTTGCTACATGCCTACATACAACGGGGTTACTGTATCGTCCGCATACATCCAGCTGTACACCACCGTCGGTAACAGTGACAATGTTTCCCTTGCCGTCTACTCCGGAGCATACGCGACGGTGGAGGATATTGAGGCAATGGAAAGCGAGATTGCCGACCTGAGAGCCTACGTTGGATACACAGACAGTGATATCTACGGCATAGAAGCCGACTTCAGCAACAAAAAGTTCACCCGTCTCGCGGGTGCTGCTGACCTTGCCGGGGGTACTCCCTTTGACAAGGTAAACGCGATGGGCGGCAGACGGCGTTGCAACCTGACCGACGACGGCATTGTTGTCGCATACCAGGGAGACGAGGGCTTTACGACTACCGGAGCACTTACCCAGCAGGTCACCATCGGTGACACGGTCTATGACGTCGGCACAAACGTACAGGTCATGGTGGAGCAGCCGAAGTTTTATTACAAGGTTGTACCCATGGACTTAGAGAGCTACTACGGATCCGACGGAAAGCAGGCGTGGAAGACGAGAAAGGTGAGATATTACATCTCCGACGCACCGAAGCCGGGATTTAAGGTACACCCCGAATTCATCGTAAACGGCAAGGAAAATGAGTTTATCTACCTGTCGGCTTTCGAGGGCTGCCTGTGGGACGAATCCGCATCAGCCTACATCATGGACG